CGGGGAGTTTTGGATTGAGGATTTGAGGAAGAGAAGCATCATCTAGGCAAAGTTTGCAATCCCTTCCGCACTTGCTACAATGCAGGGAACCAAGGGAGGGTGTGACATGCAAGACTTGCTAAAGTCAAAGAGATTTTGGGCAGCGGCTGCGGTCGTTGCCGTTGTCGTCTTGAAGGACAAGGTGCCTTTGAGCGAAGACCAGATACAACAGCTTGTGCTAGCCGTTGGAGCGTGGATTGTTGGCGATTCGATCCGGCCACTGCCTAAACCTGACGAGGTGGCAAAGTGAGTCTTTTCAAAAGATGCGAAACAGCTTGGAAGCCTGATGACGCGATCCGAATCTACAACGAGACTGGCGGAGATCGTCAAGCATTCCGCCGAGCCTATCGACAGCATGCAAAGACTGTTTACGGACTGGATCCAGTGACGGTGATTATGCTGGTGCAAATGGCGATTAGGTTGTACTTTTGGGCAAAGGAAAACGGGTTCCTTAGTGCGATTCCGCAAGCCCAATACGGCAATGCACCATCAGCAGCTCAACTGTATGCAGAAGCAGAGATTGAAGCGGAAGCGAGCGATGATGAGTAAGCCCGAATCGAGTTGGCTACCTTGGATCATCGCAGCTGGTGCGATCTATTTTGCATTCTCCAAGCCTAGCAACGTCGATCCCAAGCCGAAGGACATCAAGGGCGTTGTAGCCTCAACGCTGCCCAATATTCGATCCGCGTATCGAGCAGCATTCCTTGAGGCGGCATCGAAGATTGAAAAGCGGGAAATCGTCAACCAGGAACAATGGACTCAGTTTATCGCTCAGAACGCCGGAGCGAAGCAACGCGAAGCCTTGGATAGGGTTTACAACGCAATCGATGAGCTCAAACTACCGGCGAGTTTTGAGGGTAAAGAGTCCGAGATTGCGAAGTTGAATCGTGACATAGCGGGAGCGTGGTAAATGGAATTTTTCACCGGCTACGATCCGACGATTGAACGACGCGATGAACTGCAAAGCAATTCTGTCTCGATGCCGTTCACGCTTCGTGACTTCGCAGCTCCTGAGGAAATCGACCCTCGAAGGCTACTAAGGCACGATAAGCAAGGAAATATGGGGTCTTGCCAAGGTTTTTCGCTGACCAATTGCGGCGAGTATCTACTAGCCTTAGGGCACGGGGCGGTTAGCGAAAAAAGACAGTTTTCTCAACTCTTTGCCTACCTTGAGTCTCAGCGGATTGATGGGTTACTTGGACGCGATGCCGGATCAACGATTAGCGGCGGATTGAGGGTTGCAAAAGAGATCGGCTATCTACTCGAATCAGCCTTGCCGTATCGCACGCCGTATCCGAACAACGCTCGAAGCCTGATTACGGATCAGATGCGACTTGAGGCGGCACCCTATCGCATTCGCTCGCACACATGGCTAGAGTCGTACGATGACATCTACAAGTACCTTGCAAGTGGTAGCGGTGCGGTGCATACGGGAACTACGTGGAATGATTCATTCTACGCATCCAGCGGCGTCTTAGAATCGATCAGCCTACGCGGTGGAGGCGGTCACGCTACGGCTTGGCTAGGCTACTCCAGACGCAAAGACAGCAAGGGACGCAACTACATCTGGCGTCTTAATAGCCATAACGATTCTTGGACTGAGATTGCCCCGGCGGTTATCGATGCACTTTGCAGGCATCAATACACGTCGATTGTCGGCATAAGTGACTTGAGCCTACCGGGGCCGCGTAGCGTATCGTGGCTACAGTCGAGGCCGCTAGGATGAACAAACAAGGAGGTTTGATGATGGTGCTATTGTTTTTTGCGTTGTTGTTTTGGTCACAGACTCCAGTGGTAGTCGATCCGACACAGTGCGACATTGCACCGAGTTCGAGTGAGTTGATTAGCAAACTTGAGCAAGCCGCAAAAACGCTGATTGAGACTCAAGTTGCAATCGATCCGACTCCTTCACCAAGCGACAAGCCTAAAGCGATCAAGCGTGAGATCGTCATATTCTCGGCGGAATGGTGCGAGCCTTGCCAACGGTGGAAGCGATGCGAGCAAGCGAAGTTTGCAGATGCTGGTTATACTTTCGCGTATGGCAATCCCGATGACGTTAAGCGGGTGCCTCACTTCATCATTACGGATGGCGATAAGAACGTCGAGATTAGCGGCTATATGACACTAGAGCGACTTGCAACGGAGTTGGCGAAATGACTCAGGAATCATTAATCTACATCATCGGATCAGGTATCGTCGGCGTGCAATCTACAGCGATAGCCATCTTGTTTCGCTTCTTCGTCGAGGAAAAGAAAACAACACGGGCAGACCTCCAAGAATGCCGAAGCGACCGCGAAAGGCTTTGGGCTAAAATTGAAACGCTCCAAACGGAAATCGGCAAATTATTGAGGGGTGCATAATGCGAGTGTCAGACCTGATTGAACAGATTGACGATTGGCAGACGAAGACAATTGATGAAGTGTGGGCGGAGTTGAACGCCAACACAAAGCAGTTTGTAAGCGATCAATGGTGGAGCTTGCTTGGCATCGCCCAGGTAATCGGCGAGGTTAATGTATCGCCATTCATTGCCTATCTAAAGTCGATCAATCTTGAGTGGGTTGCAACGCAGGCAGCTGGAAGAGGGATTCCGATTGGTGACGTGACTATCAATAACATTTTGCGAAACCTTGGAAGCACTGACGCTTGGCTAATCGCAGAAGCCGGTCGGCGAATGGTAACCCCGTTGGAGTTTTACGACCTCGCTCCCGATAAAGACCTTGTTGCAACCGTCTTGATCGGTATGCAGCTTGGAGCGATCAAGCGTGAGAAAAAGGTGATTGCATCGACTCGATACAATGCCTATTGTGCCGCTATGGAAGCGTGGGACGGTGACCCTGATACGGAGCCTACTCTGTGACAATAGCCCTACAAGGTAGCGATACAGCAAACTCGACGACGATAACAATGCCAAGTCACGCAGCAGGCGATCTATTGCTGTTTTTTGCATACCGCGACAACTCAGCGACAGTGCCAACAATCCCTAGCGGTTGGATTACGCGGGTTAGTTTGTCGCAGTCGGTCGGTTCGCTGGCGATTGCTTACAAGCACGCACAAAGCAACGCAGAGACTAGCGGCACATGGACAAACGCAACGCAGATATTTGCGTCAGTGTGGAGAGGCGATCCGAACACGTTGATTTTCCCGAACTATATTAGCTCCAACAACGCGACCAGCACGACGATCAACTACCTATCGCAAACGGCGAACACGTTTCAGACGAACGCAAGCGACCAAGCGTTAGTCGGCTGGGTTGCAAATCGAAACTCGGCTAATACGTTATCAAGTCCAACTGGCATGACGCTAGCACAGTCGGCAACGGATGGTTCGACTTGGCAGACGAGACTCGATTACCAGTTATCACGCACGACAATCTGGGCCAGCACAAACGTATCGGTAACTAACTCGGCAGCATGGCGGACATTCGTTTTGTCGCTGGTGGAGTCAGCGGTGTATGGCGTAAGTGGTGGCGGTGGCGGATTGATGCTACCAAACGCATTTAGCGGAGGATACGACGGATAATGAGCAAGCGAAAAACTGGCGGATCAACGAGCGTATCACTACCTATTTTTGTTCGAGACACAACAAGCACAACCGGCGCAGGGCTTGCTGGCGTGACTCACGCATCGAGCGGTCTTGTGTTTGAGTACAGAAGGGCTGGTCAATCGTCTTGGACTTCGGTGACTCCAGTAAGCAAGACTCTTGGCACATATACCAGCGGCGGCATCGTCGCGGATGGTTCGCTGGATGGAGCCTACGAGATCGATCCACCAAACGCGGCGGTTGCATCGGGTGTGCCGTTTGTGGTTATCAGGATTCGTGGCGTTGCTAATATGCTTCCGGTCCTTATCGAGTACGAAATCGATGCGGTAAACTATCAGGACGCTGACGGGTTCGGCCTATCGCGTATCGATGCGGCTACATCAAGTCGAATGGCAACATACACGCAGCCAACTGGATTTCTTGCGGCTACATTCCCTGCAACGGTCGCATCGACCACGAACATAACAGCGGCAAGTGGCGTAACACTAGCGGCATCTCAGCCCGGCGTGACGATACCTACGGTCACAAGCGTGACTAACGGAGTGACGGTATCGACCAACAACGACAAGAGCGGCTACAGCCTAACGCAGTCGTTCCCTAGCAACTTTGCATCGTTGAGCATCGACGGAAGCGGCCGAGTGTTGCTACAGCCAACGCAGACGGGCGTTACGATACCAAACGTCACGACGGTGGACGTTGTCAGCGAACTTGGTTCGGATGCACTTAATGCAAACGATCTTATTACCGATATTGGCGTTGTTGTTTGGCAGCAACTTACAACTGCAACTTGGCCCACCGATTCCTTCGGCAAGCAAGTGTTGATAGGATCGTCAACGCAGCGATCAGTTGCGGTAACAGGTAGCCATCACGTTGCAGCGGTCCTACACGATGCTGAGCCTAATTCGATCCCGGAAGACGCTTTTGTTACAGGTGCATTGTCGGCTAGGGCACTGGCAGCGGATGCAGCAACGGAGATAGCAACGGCGGTCGGTACGTTGCAGGTATTGACGCGATTGGATTCGATGATCGAATCGGATGGAGCGGGTCAGTTTAGGTTTGATACGATTGCTCTTTCGATGGCACCGGCTGGTGGTGGTGGCGGTGGAAGCACTACCGTCAATGTCTATCCGGTATCAGCATCAACTCCAGAGCGGGTGGCAGGCACAACGCTCACCTTCTACCGCGATGAATCCAGAACGGTCAGCGTGGTTACTGACTTTACTCTGACCTCGTTGACGCTT